GTCGTCACGCGCTGAAGGTCCGCGCGAAGAACAACGAAATCCGCAACTTCACGCTCAACGCGGTGCAGAGGCGTTTCAATGCAGAGGTCGAAGACCAACGCAAGCGCACTGGCCGCGTCCGCAAGATCATCCTCAAGGGACGACAACAGGGCTTCTCGACCTACGTGGGCGGGCGGAAGTATTTCCGCCTGTCTCAGCGCAAGGCGAAGAAGGGCCTCGTTGTCGCCCACAAGGCGGACAGCACTCGTGCGCTGTTCGATATGTACCGGCGATACCACCAGTCCTGTCCGCCGATGCTCCAGCCCGAGACCGCCTACTCCTCACGTAAGGAGTTGGTGTTCTCGAAGCTTGATACCGCCATCGTGGTTGCTACCGCAGGCGGCGATGGCATCGGACGCGGCGAGATGTTCTCCGACATGCATCTCTCTGAGATTGCCTTCTGGCCCGCGAATGCCGCCGCAGAGAACTTCAACTCTCTCATGCAGTGTCTCCCGAACATGGACGACACTGAGTGCTACATCGAGAGCACCGCGAACGGGTTCAACCTGTTCAAGACGCTGTGGGATGGTGCCGTAGCTGGCGAGAACGAATTTGAGCCGTTCTTCGCAGCTTGGTTTGAAACCCCTGAGTACCGTATGCCGGTCGTAGAGGACTTTGAGCGCACGTTGGAAGAAGAAGACCTCGTGTCTCTCTACGGTCTCGATGACGAACAGCTTATGTGGCGTCGCCGCAAGATTGCAGCCAACGGTCGCGACCTGTTCATGCAGGAGTATCCTTGCTGCCCCGACGAAGCGTTCATCGCTTCCGGCCGTCCCGTGTTCAACCCTGAGCAGATTGTCGAGCTTATTGGCTCTGCCCCGGCCATCCTCAAGTCGATGGACGTTGAAGAGACTGGCGCTCATCTGCGCATCGCAGAGACGCCCGTGGGACGCATGAAGGTGTACCGCGAGCATGAAGCTGGCGAGCAGTATGCCATCGGCGCTGACGTGGGCTTGGGCATCAAAGACGGAGACTGGTCAGTTGCGCATGTCCTCGACAGCGAGAAGCGCCAAGTAGCGGTCTTCCGTGCTCAAGTGCATCCCGACTACTACGCGGACATTCTCGCAGCCATCGGACGCTACTACAACGACGCACTGATTGCTCCAGAGCGCAACAACCACGGCCTCGTGACGTGTCTGCGGCTCTACAAGGACCTTCAGTACCCCAACGTCTACCTCGACCTCAAAGAGGGGCAAATCGAGGATCAGGACACCCTCAACATCGGACACTACACCGACGTGAAGACGCGACCGCTCATCATCGACCGCCTACGCGGCTCGATGCGCGAGGGCGATATCACTGTCAACGACGTGACAACGTTGAAGGAGATGCAAACCTTCGTGGTGAATGAAGCGGGCAAGATGACTGCCGAAGCTAACTGTCACGACGACACGGTTATGGCTCTCGCCATCGCCAACCACATTCACCCCGGACGTGCAACGCCCGTCATTGTCCCTGACGACTACTATGTGAACGCAATTTAATGGTTGATACAAAGAAGAAGTACGGGAAGACGGAAGACGAGATTATGAGCTTGGTTGACCCTGCGGTCAGCCGCTCCACGTCATGGTGTGATACCCAACTGTCGTCCGAACGCACACGCCTCCAGCGCTATTACGACGGCCAACTCCCGAAGCGCCATCACGAAGGTAGCTCCAGCTACGTGTCGTCTGACGTGCAGGATGGCGTCGATAGTATGCACGCGCAGTTGCTCGAAGTGTTTGGGGGCTCGCATGATATCGTGCGCTTCAAGCCGTTGAACCTCAACGACGTGGACGCTGCGAGGCTTGAAACCTCGTACATCGCCTATTTGATCATGGAGGAAAATCACGGCTTCGACCGCTTCTCCGACGTGATCATGGACGGTCTCAAAGGCCGTAACGGCGTCATCCAATATTATTGGGAGAACTGCGTCGAGAGAGACGAGCACACCTTCGAGGGTATGTCCCTTGATGACGTGCAGGCTCTAGCGGCTCAAGAAGACGTTGAAATCGACGCGCAGTTAGACAGTAGCGATCAAGTCAACGATTATCTATCCAACGCCCAAGGTCCTACCTACAGCGGTACTTGGACGCGCATCATCGATAAGTCCGGCTTGCGTGTCGAGAACGTTCCTCCAGAGGAATACTTCTCTGACGGCACCAAGAAGCGCCGCCAAGACGGCGTGAGAGGGCGTAAGACCCTCAAGACCCGCTCTGAGTTGGTCAAGGACGGCTATCCGAAGGATAAGGTTGAGAAGATCGGGACCAGCAACGAACTGGACTTCGATCAGGAGCGACAGGAGCGTGACAAAGGCACCAGCGACGGTATGCAGCGTGACGCTGCGCAGCCCGAACTGGAGCACGTCATGCTCTACGAGACGTTCATCCAGCTTGCCCTCAAGGGCGACGGAACGTCCGCTCTGTACCGCATAGTCCATGCGGGTGGTCAGTTGTTCGAAATGGACGAAGTGGAGTGTGACAACTTCCTCGACTTCGTACCGCTTCGTCGGCCGCATTCTCAGTTCGGCAACAACTTTGCCAAGCGCATCGTCCCGACGCAGAACGCACGTACCGTGCTCACGAGGGCCATCCTCGACCACACGGTTACGACGACCAACCCGCGCTGGACGGTTCTCAACAACTCGTTGACGAACCCCAAGGAGCTTCTGGACAACCGCCTTCGTGGCATTGTCAACGTGAAGAACCGCGACGCTATTGGTGTGCTGCCTTACCCGACGATGAACCAGTTCGCTATGCCGGTTCTGGAGATGCTAAAGAGCAACAAGGAAGAGACCACTGGCCTCTCCTCGCTGTCTCAGGGCCTCAACAAGGACGCCATCTCCTCGCAGAACTCGCAGGGCATGGTGAACGACCTAGTGAACCTCTCGCAGGTTCGCCAGAAGATCATCGCGCGCAACTTCGCGATGTTCGTATTCGACCTGTTCCTCGCGTGTCGCAAGCTAGTTATCGAGAACCAGACCCGCAAGAAGGTTTGGGAGTTCGACAACAACTTCGTCAACATCGACCCGAAGCTCTGGACGCCAACGCGTATGGTCCAGGTATCGCTCAATGTCGGTTACGGCGAGCAGGAGAAGGAAGCGGCGAAGTACGCCCAATTGTGGGGTATGCTCTCGACCGACCCGAAGGCGTCGTTGTTCTGTCCGCCAGACAAGCAGTACAAGCTGCTCACGGACGGCATGAAGAAGAACGGCTTCACCAACTTCAACGACTACATCATCACGCCTGATCAGGTCAAACCGCCCGGCCCCGATCCAATGGAGATGCAAAAGCTCCAGATTGAGGACAAGAAGGCACAGGCGATGCTCCTCACGGCACAGGCCGCAGCCGACAAGGCGCAAGGCCACCATGAGATTGAGATGATGAAGGTGCAGATATCTCAGCTTCTCGCGCATGTGAAGGAGATGACTGCGCAGCGTGACGCCGACCGCAAGGACATGGATATCGCCAACAAGGTGAACGTGTCGCAGCGTGAGACGCATCTGCTTGAAGTCGCTCCCCCGGCCGCTGAGAAGGCCATCGTCAGCCCGTAAAGGATCACAATGAACCCTCTTGCTCTGCTGATGCTGGCACAAGGCTCGACCCACGGGATGGGTCAGCCCTTCTACGGTAGCCAGACCAGCGACCTCAAGGGCCTCACGGACGCGCTTGCTGCCTACAAGCAGTTTGCGCCCACGGAGGTCAACGAAGCGGACAAGGGAGACAGCCAAAAGCAGTCCCCCATCGACCGCATCAAGGCGGCCTTTCAGTCGCTCAAGGACATGCACCAGCCTGACGCAAGCGTGGCTAATAATGCGCCTGCGGACAGCCCGTATTATGGGCCGCTTGGTGCCAATCCCAACGCTCAGTTCTATGGGCCGTTGGGTGCTCCTGCACCGCAGGCTCCCTCGCAGGCTCCTGCTCCAGCCCCTTCGGCTGGCGTGCCGATGCCTCAGCCGCGTCCCGCCGACGCTCCACAAGCACCCTCTCCCATGATGAGCCTCTTTCAACGTTCCGCAGCGTTGCAGCAAGACCCGCTCACGGGAGACTACATAGACCCGACCGCCGCAGCGAAAGCCAACGCGCAACCGGGCATCTTCTCCAAGCTGTTCGCTTGAGAACTCGCGGGGAGGTCGCCGTATGGGGCCTCCCTGCCCCTTTCAAAGGACACATGAGAACCGAAGACGAAACTGTCTCGCTAGGACAGTACGCGAAGGCGCTTGTCTCCAACGACGCATTCAACGTGCTCTACCGAGAATACACGGACTCGATGCTCTCTCGCATTATCGAGAGCCAACCACACGAAACCAAGGTGCGTGAGTTTGAATACGCACAGGTGCGAGCCATGACTGGCTTCATCAATCATCTCGTAGGTCTCGCTGAGGCTGCTGAGAAGATCATTCAGAAGAACGACAACCAGGTTCAAGACCCTGACGAAGCGGGTCTGGACTTAGAG